CTATGAGACCCAGCGCCAGATCCTGTTCTACCTGCTGCAGGGGCTACACCGCTTCACGGCGGCGGCCTTCGATGCCACCGGTAACGGCGGCTATCTGGCAGAGGCTGCCAGACTGCGCTGGGGCGCCGGGATGATCGAGTGCGTGATGCTCAATGACCCCTGGTACCGGGAGTGGATGCCCAAGCTCAAGGCCGAGTTTGAGGATGGCAACCTCATCATCCCGCGCCATGCGGACGTGCAGGACGATCTGGGCAAGATCCAGGTCATCAACGGCATCCCCAAGATCGACAAGGGCAAGAACACCGGCCAGGGCGGCCAGCAGCGCCACGGCGACTTTGCGGTGGCCCTGGCCATGGCGGTGCGAGCCAGTTGGATGGAGGGGGGCGCCATCGAGTTCACCCCCTTACCTGGTAAACACGATTCAGAGCGCAACGACGATTATCACCGATATGAGAGAGGGGGTTGGTAATGACCGGACTCATCGACATTCATGGCAACTCGCTGCGCCTGCAGAAGGAGCCACAGACCGAAAACGACGCCAAGTTGGCCCAGCTGCGCCGTCACTACAGCGAGCATCCCACGGTGGGGCTCACCCCGGGCAAGGCAGCGGCAGCGCTGAAAGAGGCGGAGGAGGGGAGCCTCATCGCCCAGTGCGAGCTGGCCGAAGACATGGAGGAGAAGGACGCCCACCTGCAGAGTGAGCTGGGCAAGCGGCGCCGCTCCCTGCTCGGGGTGAGCTGGACCATAGAGCCGCCACGCAACGCCACCCCTGCCGAGCAGCGCGACTGCGAGATGATCCGGGAACTCTTGGAGGACTTCACCTGGTTGGATGACGCCATCTTTGACGCCACCGATGCGGTGCTCAAGGGGTTCAGTGCCCAGGAGTTCAGTGGCTGGGAAATGGTGGAGGGATTGCAGCTCCCCAAGGGCATCGTCTGGCGCGATCCCGCCTGGTTCCAGACCCACCCGGATGACTGGAACCAGTTGCGACTGCGGGACGGCAGCAAGGAGGGGGCGGCCCTCAATCCGTTCGGCTGGGTCATGCACAAGGCCAAGTCGAAGTCGGGGTATCTCGCCCGCACCGGCCTTATCCGCACCCTGGTCTGGCCCTTCCTGTTCAAGAACTACAGCGTGCGGGATCTCGCCGAGTTTCTGGAGATCTACGGCCTGCCGGTGCGCTTGGGCAAATACCCGGAAGGGGCCACCGAGAAGGAGAAGGCGACCCTGCTGCAGGCGGTGCTCTCCATCGGCCACAATGCGGGCGGCATCATCCCCCGGGGGATGGAGATCGAGTTCCAGAATGCGGCCAACGGTCAAGCCGATCCCTTTGTGGTGATGATGGACTGGTGCGAGCGCTCCATGAGCAAGGCCATCCTGGGGGGCACCTTGACCAGCCAGGCCGATGGCAAGAGCTCCACCCATGCGCTCGGCAACGTCCACAACGAGGTGCGCCAGGAGGTACGGGATGCGGACCTTCGCCAGCTCGCCGCGACCCTGACCCGGGATCTGGTCTATCCGCTGTTTGCCCTGAACGGCAAGAGCTTCCAGGGGCCGCGCCGCTGCCCGCGCCTGGAGTTTGACGTGACCGAGCCCGAGGACATGCGCGATCTGGCCTATCCGCTGCGGGCCCTGGTGGGCATGGGGATGCAGATCCCGGCGCAATGGGTGCGGGACAAGCTGCAGATCCCGACCCCCAAGGAAGGGGAAGAGGTGCTGGTCATCGTCGACAAGCAGGCAGGGGCCGGGGAGGCGGCTCTCAGGGCGCAAGGGTTGGCGGCGCTGGCGGCAAAACACCCTGTTCAGGGTGATAACAACGACGCCCAGCTGGCCCGCCTGCAGGCCGAGGTCGCCCCCTTGCTTGCCAGCATGACCGATGCCGTCCAGGCGCTGGTGATGCAGGCCACCACCCTGGAGGAGATCCGGGATGGCTTGCTGGCGCTGGAGCCCAACCTCAGTCATGACGAACTGGGAACCCTGCTGGCCCAGGCCATCGCCGCCAGCGAACTGCTCGGCATGCTGGAGATGGAGGAAGGCAACTGATGCCCGTTCGTTACGGCAGTCTGCCGTTTGAGGAGGCGATCGCCTTCTTTCGCCAGAAGCTGAATATGCCGAGCGAGCGTTGGGCCGATGTGTGGCGGGATGCCCATAACCGCGCCTTTATGGTGGCGGGGGCGACCAAGACGGACTTGCTGGCGGACCTGCGCGGGGCGGTGGACAAGGCGATAAGCGAAGGGCAATCCATCGGTGCGTTCCAGAAGGCGTTCAAGGAAGTCGTGGCCCGCCACGGTTGGGAACACACCGGCCCGGCGTCCTGGCGCTCTCGCGTCATCTTCGAGACCAACCTGCGCCAGAGCTACAACGCCGGGCGGGATGACCAGATTGAGCGCATCAAGCACAAGCGCCCCTATGCGCTCTATCGTCACGGCGACTCCGAGCACCCCAGGGAGCTGCACCTCAAGTGGAACAACCTGGTGCTGCCGGTGGACCATCCCTGGTGGGATATTCACAGCCCCAGCAACGGCTATGGCTGCAAGTGCAAGAAGTTCCTGCTCTCCGAGGCGGATCTCAAGCGGCGGGGGCTGACGGTGGGCCAGGCACCGGATGACGGCAATTATGAGTGGGTGGACAAGGCGACCGGGGAGATACACCGGATCCCTCGTGGCATCGATCCGGGTTTTGATTACCGGCCGAAAACCCCGGCAGCCCTGACCGAGGCGATGGCCAAGCGGGAGGCGGCCAAGCCCGCGTTGGCCGAGCGCTTGCCGCAGCGGTTGGTGGAGAGCGCGTTTTCGACCGCCAAGGGGGTAACGGCGCAGGGAGTCAGCGATCTGCTGGCCCAGCTACCCGCACCCCAGCGCGAGCCCTTGGCAGCCTTCCTCAAGGCGCACCCGGTCAAGACCCTGTTTATCAAGCAGACCGAGATGGGCAAGGGGGCGGCAGGGCTCAAGGTTGCGCCGGCCATTGCCGAGTACCTGGGCACAGACCCTTACCAGGTGCGGTCCCTCTATCACACGCGCCGGGCCAGCGCGACCAACGGCTTTACGGCCAAAAGCTGGGGCCATCTGGTTATCAAGGTCAAGGCGGGTGATACACTCAAAGCAGTGGACATGCAGGCGGTGCAAGCGGCGGCGGCCGAAGTGGTGACCGATGCCCATGCCAACACCGGGCCCCGTCAGTGGCTGCCAAGGGGTACCAGTGGCGAGACCCTGCGCCGTCACTGGAGCATCTCCGCCAACGTCGGCGGCAAGCAGGGAGAATCAGCCCAGCGGCTCTCAACCTGGTTGCACGAACTCGGTCACCAGGTTCACTTCTGGGCCGGGGAGCCTGACCTGACGGGAGTGGGGCTGCTGACGGAGTATGCCGGCAAGACCAGGATGGAAGCCGCCGCCGAGGCGTTTGCCGCCTGGATCTTGGCGAGGGATGCCATGGTGGCGCACTTCCCCGAACTGGCCAAACGGGTGGAGGCCATGCTGGCCCAGGCCACGACCGCCAGCCGCAAAGGAGAGAAAGGATGACCCTGTTGGAGCAAGCCAGCGCCCTGCTGGCAGAAGATGGCCCCTTTACCCTGGCACAGGCCAAGGCGCTGGATGCCTTGTGCGAGCAAGCCCGGGGCGAAGAGGCGGATATGTTGGGGGATCTCTGGGAGGCCGCTATGTTGTCGGCCGATGAGGAGGCCCTGCACTTTATGACCACTTTCGAGGATGAGATCTGATGGCGGGCAGCTTTATCGCCATCAGCCACCATGGGGTGGCCGATGCCCATGAGCTGCTGGCCCGGCTCTATCAACGTACCGGCGACTTGAGCGAGCCCCTGGCGGATATCGGCGAAGGACTGGCGCTCTCCCACCGGGATCGCTGGGATGCGCAGGAGACCCCGGAAGGGGAGCCCTGGGCCCCCCTCTCGGACAAGTACCGCGCCCGCAAGCCCCGCCATGCCGACGAGGTTCTGCGCCTCAACGACGATCTGCGCGACACCCTCAACTATCAGGCCGATCCCCAGGCCCTCTACTTCGGCACCCCGCTCGAATACGGCGCCGCTCACCAGTTCGGCCGTCCCGAGATCAACCTGCCCGAGCGCCCCTATCTGGGGCTGTCGGAAGCAGACCAGCAGAGCGTGCTGGAGACGCTGGAAGGCTATCTGACGGCGGACGCGTCCTAAGCGTCTGAGTGCAATTGCGGGGGGAGGGCCAGGGCGGTGGCATGGCCCGTCCGCTCTTCGCATGGCAAAAGAGCGTTTAAACACCCTTAAACAGTACCGGCACCCCCTGCTGTTGCAGTAACCCACCATAAACCCCACCCCTTGCTCTCCTCCCTGACACTGGCGCCAGTGATTTTTGCTGTGACCAGCCGGAGTGAGAGTGATGCCCCCATCTGCGATTGCCGTGGCCATCTTGAATGCCAGACCCACCACCCTGGGGCTGGCCGTGCTCGATGCGCAGCTTACTCAGCAGGATGACGGTTGGTATCAACTGCTGCCGGTCGGCCCGTTCAAGGCCAGGGATGGCCGCCCCTTCGATGTGCCTGGTGGCCACTGGCAGCTCGACAAGACGATCGCTACCACTCTGATCAACCGGGCCAAAGCGCTCGGCCAGGACATCCTCATCGACTACGACCACCAGACCCTCAATGTCGAAAAGACGGGCAAGGAAGCCCCGGCGGCCGGTTGGTACAACGGCGACGAAATCGAGTGGCGCGAGGATCAGGGTCTCTTTATCAAGCCCCGTTGGACTGAGCGGGCCGCCGCCCTGGTCGCTGCCAAGGAGTATCGCTTCCTCTCTGCCGTCTTCCCCTATGACGCCCAGGGCCGCCCCCTGGAGCTGCGCATGACCGCCATCACCAACGATCCCGGGGTGGTAGGCATGCAGGCGTTGGCGGCCTTGAGTGCCCAACTGATTCAACCCGGCCAGCCGGCCATCCTCACCAAGGAGAACTCCATGAATGAACTGCTGAAAAAGCTGCTGGCCAAGCTCGGCATCGAGCTGACCGGCGACCCGACCGATGAGCAACTGCAGAAGGCGCTCACCGAGATCGACAGTCTGCAGGCCAGTGCCAAGAAGGCGCCGGAGCTGGAGGCTGCGCTCTCGGCCGAAAAGGCCTCGTTGGCTGCCCTCAAGGCGCAGCCGGGTGGCCAGGTTGACCTGGCGCAATTCGTGCCGGTGGCGACCTACAACGCCCTGGTCAACCAGGTGGCGGCCCTGACCGCCCAGGTGGACACCACCGACGCCGCGACCCTCATCAAGGAGGCCCGCACCGCAGGCAAGGTGGTGGCGGCCGAAGAGGAGTACCTGACCGCCTTCGCCGCCCAGAAGGGGGTGGCCGCCCTCAAGGCGCTGCTGGAGCCGCGCCCGGCCATCGCCGCGCTCACGGCGAGCCAGACCGCTGCCGTCACCCTGCCGGAGAAGAAGGGCGATGCGGTGCTCTCGGCTGAGGACAAGTACGCCGCCGACCAGCTCGGCATCAGCCACGAGGACTTTGCCAAGGCCAAGGCCTGAGCAAGCCCCGTTTCACGCGAAGGCAGTTCCGTTTAACCAGAGAAGGAATAGACCATGGCCATGATTACACCCGCGCTGCTGCAGTCCCTCTTCACCGGCTTCAAGAAGAACTTTGAAGACGCCAAGAGCGAGGCGCCGACCCAGTACACCAAGATCGCCACCGTGATCAAATCGACCACCAAGTCCAACACCTATGGCTGGCTCGGCAAGTTCCCGAGCTTGCGCAAGTGGGTTGGGGATCGGGTGATCGAGTCGATGAAGACCCACGGTTACCAGATCGTCAACGAAGACTTCGAAGCCACCGTGGCCGTCGATCGCAACGATATCGCGGACGACGAGCTGGGCATCTATGCCCCGCTGTTCGCCGAGATGGGGCGCTCGGCCGGGGTACATCCCGACGAGCTCTGCTTCGGCCTCCTGGGCGCCGGTTTCACCACACCCTGCTACGACGCCCAGTATTTCTTCGATACCGATCACCCGGTCTATCCCAAGGTCGATGGCACCGGCACCCCGGCGCTGGTGGCCAACCTGGTGGTGGATGGCGCCTATACCGGCGAGCCCTGGTATCTGCTTGATACCAGCCGCGCCCTCAAGCCGATCATCTTCCAGGATCGCAAGTCCCCCGAGCTCATCGCCATGACCAAGATCGACGACGAGGCGGTGTTCACCCGCAAGGAGTTCCGCTACGGGGTGGACTGCCGCGACGCCGCCGGCTTTGGCTTCTGGCAGCTGGCGTTCGCCAACAAGCGGGCGCTGACCCCTGACAACCTGTGGGATGCCTTCTCCAGGATGCGAGCCTTCGAAGCGGACGGCGGCCGCAAGCTCGGCATCAAGCCGACCTTGCTGGTGGTGCCAGCGTCGCTTGAGAAGCTGGCGACCAAGATGCTGGAGCGCGAGCTGGAAAGCAGCTCCAGCAACGAGCTCAAGGGCAAGCTGGAACTGGTGGTGGCTGACTACCTGTAAGCGCTGTTTAACGGCGGGGTTAAACGAGCGAGTGTGGGCGTTTAACCCCCGTTTAAACCGGATCCTGGATTGAACGAGACAGAGGGAAACATGAGATGGAACACGAGATGGAACAGGCTATTCGCGTTGGCATCACATCAACGGTTCGTCAGGTCTATTTTCGAGCGGGCCTGGCGATTGCACCTGGCAAGTCTGAGCTGGCTGTGTCGCCTGTGCAGTGCGAGACCCTGGAGGCCGATCCGCGCCTGGTGGTCACCCGCCTGGGTGAAGACGTCGCCCCTGCGACGACTGATGCACCGCAGACGGACCGGGATCTGGACGCAGCAGTGGGCGGCCTGACCGGCTCGGGCTATCTGGCGGGCGTCGCCACCCTGGATGGCAAGGTCACCCCGTTGGCCGAGATGAAGGTCGATGAGCTGCGTGAACTGGCCGTGGA